CCGGCAGCGAAGCACGACCGAACCGGCTACGCACCATCTCACTGACGCGGCCACCGATGCCCGATCCAGCGATCGCACCGAATGCGCCGCCGACGATTGCCGCCATGGCGATCTGGGAAACAGTGGTTTGCAGTGAGACATCATCGCCAAGGCTGGCACGGGATTGCTGCGTCACGGCAGCGGCAACCGCCGTATTCGCGGCCGCATCGAGAGACGAACTGATTGCCCTGCCCGCGATCCTGCCGAAGCGCGCGGTGTTTGCGGCGATAACGGCCTCACCTGTGAACGGGATATAGTTGATCGGATCGGTCGCAGCGCCTGCCAGATTGCCGAAGAAAGATGTGATAGGCCGCTTCTGGCTGTAGAATTCTCGGACCTTCTTCGCATCAGACATGTCAGCCAGTGCGGCGGCGCGGTCCTCGGTCAGATTGCTGTCCCACGGCACATTCTCGCGATAGTATGGGCTGGCCTTATACTGATCCTCGGTCAACGCCGGTGTTGGCTCGACGCCTGCCCTGCGCTGTTCGTCTGGGCTAATCGGCAAGGAGAACTCACGAACCTTCGTGCCAAGGCCAAAACTATCCAGCAAGCCGCCTTTGGCCTGATCCCAGAATGTCGAGCCGAGGGACATGGGCTGATCGAACGCGGACGAAAGAAAATCCTGATCGCTCATGCCCTGTCCATTCGGGCCGGGGATAAAACTGAATGCGGTCATTGATTGCCACCGGGAAGCGTCATGAAGTCCCATGTATCTGCGGGATTGGGCGCGATGCCTGCCGGTTCTGCCGGAGTTGCTTCAACAGGCTCGTCTGCCGGAACCTGCGGCTTTCCGCTTTCGATCACGCGAGCAAGCGGAATGGAGATCGGATTGCCCTTGTCATCGACAACAAGCGTTCCTGTGTACGGATCGCGGAAACCGACGCCCTCGCCCACCGGGACAAACACGCCGCTTTCCAGAATGTCATTGATGCGATTGCTCACCGTCGCGTCGAGAACGGCCTTGCTGCCGTCTGATGCCTTGACGTTTGCGCCCTGCAATGCCCTTGCCGCCTGTGCGGTCAAAGACTGCCGGATGTTTTCCTTTGAGATTTCCAGCCCTGCGCCAAGAATATCCGCATCCGTGCCAGTCGGTACCGGAAGATTGGCGTTCACATTTCCCGATCCAGTATAGACGGTCTTATCTCCGAACAGGTCTTTGCTCGCCCCGCTGACGGCACTTTCCAAATCCTGCCCCTGTGCAAGCCTGATCTGAACGGCCTTTTTCAGAAGGTCACTGCCACGCTGCGCTCGCTCAAGGCTGGATGCATCGCCGTAGCTGGTGCCGTAGGAAGCTTCACCGATCGAACCCGGTGCCCAGACATTCTCGAAGAGCGTGGAACTGATCACATCAGGCGTATTCACCTTGTCCACCGGCATCTTCGAGGCATCAACGATGGAAGCCTGCAAGAGCCGGTTTGCCGCCCCGATATCACCACGCGCCTGCGCTTCCAACGCGCCTTCCGTCATAGCTGGCAGACCCGCATCGACAAGCTGATTGAAAATCGCCTGCCGCTGTTTCGGATCGCTCGTCGCAAAGACCAGAGAGGACACAGGCCCAAGTTTCTGCTGATCATTTACATCTGGCGTCTTGAATGCTTCGACGGCCTGAGCGGCAACCGATTTCGGCAGAAGCTGCGTGTTCTGAATGCCAAGGCGCTGCTGTGCGGCGGCGGTCATCGCAAGGGCCTGAGAATAATCACCGTTCTGCGAATTGTCCCATGCCGATTTCACAGACGGGAAAGCGCTCATCACATAGCTGGCAGGATCAGCATTGCGCGCCTTGATGGTGTCCTCTGCGGCTTTGGAAAGCACGTCATAGCGCTTCTGTTCCAATGCCGCGCCGGTGCCGGTCGAGGTAGGACGTGCTGCTGTAACCGCTGCCGTGATTTCATCGTTGGATGCGGTCTTGAATTCAAAGGTCTGGCGCGCCGTATCGACGGAAGTCTGAAACGCATCGAAGCGCTGCATCCCTTCCTGCGGGCCATAGGCTGCGACGAACTGGCTGACATCCGGGACGTTGCCGGTATACGTTCCAGTGTTCTGAATAGCTACAGGCGCGTTCTGCGTGGCGATCTCGATGCCGCTTTGCAGTTCGACCGCGTGTTCTTTCTGGACGCGCTCCTGAACCTTCTCGACGCGAATACGATCCTCTGGCGAAAGGTTCTTTGTCCAAGCTGGATCAGCTTCCACGCCAGCGGCCTGCGAAGCGTTCTTCAGCCGATCTTTGTAATTGTGAGCGCCACGCGGATTATCTGCCGACCATCCTGCCGGACGCTCATAGCTGACAAATGCTGCCGTCGCTTCATCGACATTCCGGGCAGACTTGAGAGCTTGTCCAGCAGAAGACTCGTTGTTCTGCAATTCGTGATTAACGAAAGCAAGCTGCGTCTCAAAGTCATGCCAGTCTTTTCCGTTTGATGCAGCAAAATCCTGTAGCGCCTTAGCGCGAGCACCGTTCCACTGGCCGAGGCCGATACTGTCCGAACCGTCCCTGCCGTCACCGCGATTGCGGGCAATCGTATTCAGAGAGCTTTCCGAAATGAGGTTGCCGACGATCCCCGCCGCCTGCTCCTTCGTCCAGCCCTGAGACTGGAAATAAGAAACGGCAGCAGACGCCCTTCCCTGCACATCTGCGGGCATCGGGCGGGAAACAACATCCTGCCCGCTCTCAGCGGCGTTTATAGCTCGGCTGGTATACGCTCCATCAAGATAGGCCTTCTTGCGCGCCTCCGCCTCAGCCGGGGTGAAGATGCCCGTTCCCTTGCTGATTTCCAGCGTACCCTTGATATTGTCCTCGGCCTTGGCCTTGTCTTCATCAGAGGTCTTCGGATCAGCATAGATACGGCGCTGAGCCTCAAGGGCTTCATCGACGCTGGCCTGCGTTGCCTGCTGGCCCAAAGCATCGGCCTTGTTCATGATCGCGGTATCTGTGCGAACCGCGTCAGTCTTGGCCCCCTCGATCCATCGGGCGCGAAGGTTCGGGTCTTTGATATTCTGCGCCGCCTTGTTGACGATATCGCCCGTCACCTTCGGGGCGCGATCACCAAAGGTCGCGTAATCGGGATCATTGTCGAAAGAGCGCGATGTCTGGATCAGGCCTTGGGATTTCTCGGCCTCAGCTTTGGCAAGGCCAAGCGCATCCTCGCGCTTCTTCATGTCATCGCTGATTTCGACCAGTGCATTGCCCGCCTGCGCGATACCACGCCCTATCGCGGTCGTGTCCTGTGAGGCGATGGCTCTCCCCGACCGAAGCGAAGACGGCCCGGAAAGGTTGTACTTTGAAGGCAACATAGCCATCTATGTCACCCGTAAACTTTGCTGAGGCCAGCCGCCGTAGAACCGAAGGCCCCTATGGCTGATCCGAGCAACGACGCCCTGCCGGACTTCCGTGTAGACTGAGCCTGCGAGCGAAGCCCTGCGGCGCGCTGCTGGCCTCCGTACATAGCTGTGGCGGCGTTATAGGCCCCCTGTCCTGACGTATCGCTCATCAGGCGAACAATCGTTGGAGCGTCGGAACCCGCACCAGCACCAGACGCAGCGGCGACGGCCTGCTGCCGGGAGCGGACCAATTCGGCCTCCTGCCGCTTCTGCTTGGCTTCCTGCTGCGCTGCGGCGACTTCCTCCTTGGACTGCATTTCCATCTGCTCGGCCTGATAATCAGCGTTCTGCTTGGCCGCGATGCCGGATGCAACGGTGCCGACGCCAGAGGCGACCGTGCCGATTGTTCCAAGCGTGGTGCCGAGAGACGAGCCTGTACCAGCCGCCGCGCCGCCAATGCCTAATGCTGATCCAACGCTACTGACCCCGCTCGCAAGAAGTGAGCCGATTGCCGTTAATGCTGCCATTGAAGCACCCATATTTCCTGTCCGCCTTCAACGCCGAAGGGGACAAAGCCACAGAAGCGAAGCAGGCGTTCGCTTGTTTCGTATTGCGCATCTCGCGGTGTGTACATTTCGGTTTCGCCAAGCTGAGCGGCTTTGCGCTTCAAGCGCTCTACCATGCGAATAATCGGCCTTGCATATTCAGGCTTGCCGTTTGGCAGGTTCAACCAAAGCCAGCATTTGTGCATGGCCCACGCCAGCCCCCCGGAGCCGACGATCTGATCGCCATCGATCCCGACATAGGCCAGCACAGGCAGATCGATCTTCAATCCTTCCGCCGCCTGAACCTGACGCGGATCAGCCTGAACGATTTGCAGCATGGTCAGCCGTTGGTATCCACGGTCAGGACGAGACCGAGAATTGTCGCAGTATTGGGGCTGCTGGTTTCGATGCAAACGCGACTATCGACGTTCCACTCCCCGGAGAACGGTATCAATTCCTGATCGTCTATGTCGCTGAGAACAATCGCAGGCGCGGTCTTTCCGTTCACCATTTCCGGGAGCGGGAAGAGACCACGATACGGATCATCGAATGAATGCCCGACCTTCAAGCCCTTGCGAACGAAATCGGTCAGGATGAAACCAACGGCGTCGATGGTTTCTTTTGCAGCAGTGCCGTTCCGAGTTGCGCGCCGTAGGCAAGCCGGGATGATTTGTACCGAGCGGTGTAAGGCAGGCCATAGACGACGCTGGAATAGGTTCCATCGAGCGTGATCGTGCCATCGCTCGCCACGGTAAACGTGCCATCCAGCGGCTTTCCATCGGCCCAAACCACGACTTGCTTGCCGATCAGATGCGTTGCGCCTGAAATGGTATTTCCACTCGGCGTGGCGGTCTTGAATGCATCCATAACCTTGCAAAGCGTGGACGGCTTCACTTCGGTATCCAGCGCCATCTTCTCGATGTAGCGGACGGCAGAACCATTCACCGTGCGCTGAACCTCGAAATAAACCCGGTCCTGTGCCGTGGCGGGAAGCACGGCCACGCTTTCAAACAGGCCATCGGTTTCAATCGGGATGAAGGCTAGAACGTCCTGATCCGGCTCATAGACCACGCAGACACATGAGCCATCCGACAGAACGCACCATATGCGGGTATCTGGCCTGCGTTGAACCGCAATGCTGGTCACGCCGCTTTCAAACAGATCGGTTGTCAGCTTGCTTAACTGAGTGGCAACGTACTCATTCGATCCGCCGTCATAGACCAGTTCGAGCAACGCCCTGCCCGCCCGCTCGACAAACACGCCACGCGCATCAATCTTGATCGGATCAATTGCAGCCGCGCCGGTCGTGGATGAGTCACGAATGCTCATGTTCGTCGGCGTGATCGGCTCATCCATGGACGAGGATTTCGCAACGGAGATAGCGCCCTCGGTGCCGATAATCAGCCGTTGGAGAGACATCATCCATTGGGTATCGTTGATGCCGCCTGTTGCGATGGAGCGCGAGATAGGCCCGCTGTCGCCGTCCTCTTCCTCATCGAAGCTATCGAAAGCATCTGAGATCGAGGCCCAGATTTTATCGTCGCCGGACCACCAGAGGCGACCGTCAGAAAGAACTACTGATGACGGCCAGTACTGTTCGCTTGACCACATCCCCTCATTCCACTGTTCGGTGAACTTGATCGATGTGAACGGGTCGAGGACTTCGATTTCGACTTGTGTCGAACTCACATAGCGAATGACACGACAGATACCGTAATCGCCGCCGCCGTCATAGGTCACATTGACCGTGGCAACGCCGGAAGTATAGAGATCATCCGCGAAGCCGAGCTTATACCAGATTTCGTCATTATCGTCTTCGTCGTCGTTATCGTCGTCGACGTTTGTCGTAATATCGAAGTCGGTCGATCCTGACGATGTTGTTTTCGGAAATGGCTTATATCCGCTTTCTTCATCGTCGTAGGAACGATACCAGCGAAGTGTACCTGACCAAGTGCCGGTTATGACATAGCGCCAGTCACGATCATCATAGTTGTAATTCTCATCGGATAGGCCAGTCACCTTGAAAGGCGGCGTATATTCGCCACCGGCAGCAAGCTGCACTGTCTGATTGATGCCGTCGCCATAAAGCTTGAAGATTGCACCTTCATGGTTTGCCGTGAAGAACGGGTTATCGGCATACATATAGCCGTTGCCCTCGGTGCAATCGACGCGAAGCTTGACCTTTGCCGTTCGATCAGCCGTGAACGGGCCATCGTTGACCAGATAATCTGTCACCGCCCACGAGCGGGAATTCGCGGTCCATCGCTCAATGCGCCTTTGTCTCATGCCGGAACAGGCCACAAACACGACATCAGCCGATCCGGCGAAGCGCATCAGCGGGAGATTGTCCGTTGACCATGGCGTCGGCAACGTCATGACTCCGGCGCTTTCAACCTGAATGCTCTGGATGACGCGAACCGGGCGTTCGTCCGACATGAATTCGATCCAGAAGCTTGAAGTCGTCGGAGTGAACGCAAGGGAATAGGTGCCGGATCGAAGCGTCATTTCAGACAGATAGTCATCTCCGCCATCGGTCGAACCGCAACGGAACGTCAAGGGACCACGAGCGACGACGATGCGCAAAGCGTGTTCGGTTCCAACTTGGTTGACGGTGACTTGCTGCGAGGCGTAGGCGCGAGAGCCGCGAGCAGTTGCCTGAAGGTGCAACTGATTATTCTGAACTGCTGCTGCGGCTCCGTCTGTGGTGGTAAGCATCCAACCTGTTGCGCTGGCGAAATCGCCATTCGTGATTGCAGCCGTGACAGTCGGTCGAGTGACAACAGCGTCATTCGCCCAGACGCGCATGGTATTGTTGCCGAACTCGAACAGGGCCGCATCCGTCGCGCCGAAGACGAATTCCTTCAAACGGGTCTTGGCATTGTTCGCGCTGTTTCCAAGGTATTGCAGGCCGGGGCGCATTATCATTGGGCCGTTGGACTTGGCAAGCCAGTTGGTCTGTATCTCGGCAGCAAGGCGCATGCGTTCGAGATCGACGCGGGGCAGCGCGGTCTTATCGACAACCCCGGTTGCGAAGCTATGAAGGAACGTGTTTATCTTGCCCATGGATCAGCGCCGCCGTCCCTGATAGGCAAAACGTGACCGGACCAAGCGTCCGACCGGCTGTTCCCTGACGCGCTCATCGACGGCATCAAGGATTTTCGCCCGTTTCAGACGGCTTTCGTAAAGCTGGAACAGGTCGTTGCGATTGGATTTGTCGCCGGAGATCGGCAGGCCGCATTCAAATGCAAGCCTTGCCTCAAGGGCAGACGAGAAAGCCTGACGCCAGCGGCCTACGTTCCAGCCCCATTCCTCGTCATTCGACACATACCGGACATAGATCACATCTGGATTGGCGTACCAGTAATCCGCCTCATCCTCATAATCAGGCAAGCCTTCGATGAATTCCGGGCTTTGGGAAATGCCCACCGTCCTGATCCAGTCTTCCGGCTTGCGGAAGCCGTAGGTGTAGCCAAAGCGAGGTTCGATATCCTCATCCTGCTCAAGCGACACCGCACGGATAGCGAAATTCCACATGCCTTCATTCAGCATATCATTGACGGACGGCTCCCATGCCGCATCAAGGGCATGGCGTTCCGGCCGGTCCTCTGTCAGCGCTGCAAGGTTCGAAGGGCCAAGCAAGCGCAAGGCCCCGCGATAAAGGGAAAGACGATCCGCCATGGGTTATCCTATTCAGACGAGAGCCGCGTTTGCCTTCTGGGCATGGGCGATAGCCGCCATGTACGCGGCGTATTTCGACTTGTGGTCGCGGCTGACTTCCTGATGAGGCTCGGTCGTAAAGACGCGCCAGCCGGTCTTGGGCGTGTGATTGACGAGATAGCCTTCCGGCAGATCGGGAAGCTCGACTTCCTTTTCTGCGTTTTCCTGCTTGTCTTCGCGAAGCCACTGGCGAAGGACACGGAAGACGATGAAGCCCACGCCCTTTTCCACGGCGCGAAGCTGCACATCGAGACTGCCATCCGTCGCCAGAACATCAACGATGTCGTTGACCTTGATCCGGTTGACGTGGTGCGCCCAGAATTTCGGGGTGAGAATGTCGGTCAGCGTGACATCGGGAGCGACGTTCACATGATATGCCGTGCGGACGAAGTCAGCCGAATTCGTCATCGCAGTAGGCGAAAGGAGCTTTACCATTTTTGCCTCATGGATTTTGGAGAAAATCACGGTTTAGGGCGAGGAAGGTGGAGAAACCCCTCCCGCCCATCGACCGCAATGAGAGGCAGACACCGCGACCGAGATCGCGGGCTGCGTTAGCTGATGGCGGTCGGTGCCGCGACGGTCGCGGCTCCGGCAGCGGTCACAGCCGTCACCTGAAAGCGGGAATGCTTCGGGCCGGTCGTGGCGACGACATCAACGATGTCGCCAACACGCATGCCCTTCGACACGCCGTCTGCGAAGTAGCCGGCAGCGGTGATCGTGGCGAGCGCATCCGCCGCCGTCTGATAGACGAACACGCGGGGAACGATGCCGCCAATCGGCTGCGCGATCAGGACGAGATTATCTGCTACATAAGCCATGTTTCAGACCTCCTTATTCAGCCGCATACCCGGAGCCGTCGCTATGAAGCTTCACGATTCCTTGGTTCTGCAACAGCTTGGCAGCGTGGAAGACAGTAGCGCGGGACCACGAAGTGTCCTGCTTGTCGTCGTAGCCGATGGCGATCTTTTCCTCGCCAACGTTGACGGCATAGCCAATCGCGTCACGGTGATAGATGAAGCCATGCTCATCAGCGGTGCCGATGCCGGTCAGGCGGCTGGATACGATCCAATTGATGCCTGCCCAACGGAACATGCGACGTGCAGGGCCGGAAAGCTGCTTGACATCCACGTAGTCGCCGGAAGCGAATTCCGTGGTCTGCAACAGCTTGGCACGAAACGCCGGAGAGATGATGCCGAACATGTTGTTCTCATCTTCAACCGGAAGGTCGTTATTGCCGAGAATGGCCTGCGCGCCGGTGATGACATCAAGCGCATTGGCATTGCCCGCACCGAAGTCCTGCGTTGCATTTTCAAGCTCGGCAAGAAGGGTGAGGTCAATGTCGCGGTTGATGACGGCGATGGAAGCGTTCTGCATGATGCGCTTCTGGTCGCCCTGCGAGGCGAAGATGTTGAAGCCGGTCAGTTCATACGGCGCGTGCTTCTCGACCAGAGTAGCGGTGTACTGGTTGTTGGTCGGATTGCCGTAGGGGATTTGACCGTTCGTGCCACGGGACACGGCAGCATCGCCACCGGAGCCAGACACGAGGAAGGTGGCCTGTAGGCCGTTGATGACGGATTCTTTCGTCGTGGTAGCCTTGAGCAGGCTGACGCGCTGCTCAAAAGCCGCGACGAACTCTTTTCGATACTGGATAATTGCTGCTTCTACAGCCATGATCCTATCCTTTCGAGGTTGTCGGGGTTTCGGAGCCGCTTGCGTTTCAAGGGTGGCCGAAGCTGTTGCGGGGCCGTTGCCGGGGTGGCCGCTAGACTGTCGGGGCTTTTACGCTTGGGCAGTTGGGGGATGCTTTTGATCGGGGGCCGTTGCCGGGGTGGCCCGATCTGGGCAATAAAAAACCGCCTGTGAAGGCGGGTGCATCATCCTGTTTGTGGCAGGAAACTTATTTCCGGGCGCGCTTCTGCTCGCGCTCAAGGATTTCGGCATACTCTTTCGATCCGCCGCTTTCATAATATTTGTCGATGTCTTCGGACATGAGCTTTTCAAGCTCGGCTTTGCGCCCTTCATGGCGAGCCGCACTGTCCGACGAAGCAAAGGCGACATCGCCAAACTGCTCGCGTCCCATGTCGGATGCCCACTTCACGACCTCGGCAACATCGCCAAGGCGGCGACCATCAGGCATGCGGGCTTCCATCCAGTCTTTGCCGACGCCGGGGATTTGCTCCATGAAGCGATGACCAAGCGTGAGATTGGCGCGGTATTCACCGCCAGCCCATTCGGAACGAAGCGCATCCTCGGCGCTTTCCGTGGCCTGAGCGTCGAATTCAAGCTGCTGCGCCGCCTGCGTCTCTTTCAGTTCGGCATACCATTCCGTCGCAATTTCCACGACCTTCTGATTTGCACCTTTGGAATGAGCAAACTCGGTGAAGTTGGACAGCAAAGGCTTGTCGTCGTCACCAAGACGCTTCACGACCGTATCGGGCAGCGTGTAGCCGGTCGGATCGTCAGGGATGCCCTCGGCCTTGCGCCATTCGGCCATGGCCTTTTCATCCTTGGGATCAGGCATGTCACGCTTGAGCTTGCCCGAACGAATAAGGTTCTGCGAATCCTTGAGCGCTTTGACCACGCCATTCAGCGAGCCATAGCGCTTGAGAAGTTTCAGCGCGTCCTCGTCGCCATTGGCGGCAAGTTCGCGCCAGTCGTCGGGCAGCTTGGAAGCGGCGGCGTCTTTGTCGCCTGCCGCTTCCTCGGTCTTGGTTTCAGTGCTGGCCTGCGTTTCTGTCGTGGTCTCGGTTGTTTCGGTCTGCGTCTGGGTATCATTCGCAGCCGTGGTATCTGCCGCCGTGGTTTCTTCCACGACCTCAGTGTTTGCCTCATCAGCCATTTTGATTTGCCTCTGTTTTGCCTCTGGTCTTACGGACGCGCTGCTCGATCAGAGCGAGCGCTTCCGGCTCGGTAAACCGTGCGATCTGGACGCCGATGGACCGCTGTCCTTCGAGAAATGCCGTCTCACGCTCGGTATCTGCAAAGCTGACTTGCCCGATATGGCAGGCGTTCATGAGCAGCCATTGAACGGCCCGCTTCTGCTGGCCCTCATTCGCCTTGCCTTCAAACAGGGCGCGGAAGGCATACAGAACTTCCTTGTCGTAAGCCGCTGGCTTGACGATGCTGGACTTTGCGAAGGTCATGGCTACTGGACCAATCCGGCCTGTTGCAGCGCAACGGAAGCGCCCGCAACGTCCTGAGCCACGCCAGCGCCTTCACGAAGGGCGGCAGCGGCTTCCTGCAACTGTGCGGCCTGCTGTTCACCCTGCTCGGCCTGCGCGATCTGATCGTCATCGAGAAACCAGTCAGGTTTCGCACCGGTGCCGCGAATGGCATCCTTGGTCATCTGCTTGAAGTCCATGGTCTTCGGGATGGACGGATCGAACTGAGACGAGCCGGCCAATATCTGAACACTCTCCTGATAGGCTGCGACATTCGCCCTTCCCTCTGCCGTATTGAGCGGCGAGGTGAAATCGAACGTCACTTCACGATCCTCAAGCAGATCAGGCATTTCCTGCATGTCGAACATGCGATTGTTGATAGCCAACTGGAACGCGGCATCGAGCAAGGGGAGATGATACTCAGCCTCGATAGGACCGAAGAACGGCAGAGCTGCGCGGCGATATTCCTCTGTCCTTCGATTTACCTCTGTGGCGGTCATGGAAGCAGTATCGGGCAGGTAAAGCTTGTTGAGCAGGAAGGATTCTGCGATCAGATTGCGCACGTCCTGAACAAGCTCAAGGCCGATGTTCATGCCCTGCCCTGTCTGGACAGTCTGGAACACGTCGCCAAGCTTTTGATCTGCATCGAGATCGACATACGTCATGCCGCCCGCATAGAGATTGACGGCATCGCGGAAGATGTCGCCCTTGGCAATCGTTGCAGGATCGACAGCCTTTTCGCCGCTTTCCAGCACCAGCATTTTCAGGCGCTGCAACATGCGGGCATCGGCAAGGCAGTTGATCGAGGCCGGGGAAAAGCCCTGCAACACACTGGTCAATGTGCGCCAGCGCGGCACCACATAGTTGAACACCGGCAAGCCAGCTTCGCCCAGGTATGTTTCATGCTCGACATCGATATAGAGCGAGAGAAACGGCTTGTCTTTGAACTTGCGGCGCTTGGCCTTGTCGTCGCCGTATAGTTCTTCCATCGGGATAACGATGTGATGGACGTTGAATTCCTTCGACGGGTCTTTCTCAGCGGCCATTTTGATGTCTGGATGAACGCTGTCCTTGAAGCGAGCGACCAGATTGCGGGCTGATTTCTTCATCTTGCGATGGAGGTGATCGATCTTGGCGACATCATTCACCATCCATGCACAATCTCGGGGATGCCATGCACGGAAAAACAAATGATCTCGCGTCGGGCTTTCCTCGACCGAGATCACCGGATTGCCGAATGCAACCCAATCATGATCGGCCTCGATTGTCGCAGCCGTGAAATTCGCCCGACGATCATAGACCAGACGACGCAGATTTACCGTGGCATATTCCTGCCAGCGGGCAACTTCCGGGTCTTCATCGATCTCTTCAATGCCAGTCTGGACGCTGAACCAGTCGCCCTGACGCAGCATTGCATTCGGCATGTTACCCAATTGCTCGCGAGCTTGCAGTGGATAGCTGTCCATCACGTCAAGCTGAAAATCATCGCCAAGCGAGAGCGAGGACGTGAAGTCGCTACGCATCGGATAGAACTGCTCTGCAATATCCTGACAGAGCGTATCCCAAGGCTGCTTCTTGGAAAACAGCTTGGCCCCGATCTCGCATAACTGCTTGGCACGACTATCCATCAGGATTACGCCGCCGATCCAAGCAAGCTGTTGCCATAGCTCGTCGTTCCCGCGCCGCCGGAAGACGACGAAGACGAGTTGTTGCGGCTCAGCACGGTCGACGCACGGCCAGAGCGTGCAATCGCCGCCTGACGGGTGCGCTTCTGCGCGTCTGCTACGGTCGCATCAGACTCGGTAGGCGCGCGCGTTGCTGTGACTTCTGGTGTGCTGGATTTGAACAGGCTACCCATTGGTATTCCTTTCGATTAGCGTCTGCGTTTCAAGGATGCGTGGCCCAAATTCACGGTCGGGCGATTGCCGCCTGATGCCACCCGGATGCGAGATTGCACGGATGTTTCGCCTTCGCTCCATGCCATGACGACAGCATCGCCACGGTCAGGAGAACGGCCTATCCGCTTCTTGATCTCGACCTTGCTTTCAACCTGAATGCCCTGCGGCGTCAGTTTCCATGTCGCTGCGGCAAGATCAGCCAGCAATTCAGCGTCAGGCGGCAGTGCAACAGGCTCGCCAAGGTTCGGCTCCAAGGCTTCCCGGAACTTCCAGAGCACCTCGGCGCGCTTGTTCTTGAATTTCAGTTTGCCGTCTCTGGTGCGCTTGTTCGATGCGGCAGCACCGTTGAAGCCGACCAGTTTCAGGCCTTGAACGTTGTTTTTCAGGTGCGAATAGACGCCCGATCCATAGCCGCCGCCCATGTCGATCACGATGGGGCAACCGTCGCGCATCAGGGCCAAATCCCTTGACGCCAGATCAATCGGATCAACCGCGCCGGTCAGCTTTTCCGCGACAATCTCATCGTACCAATGCCCATGACGGCGGGCGAAAGTGTTGGCATCGCCGCCACCGAGCGCAACGTCATGCGCGAGGCAGGACATTCCGACACCTTCGGGTTGCTTCGGCTCCCACCTGGCTTGCGCCATCCTGATCCATTCGGTCGGGATGACCTGAAAATCGGTGTCCTTTATCTCGGCATCGAACCGGCCATCGCGAAGACGGATGCGCAGTTCTTCCGGCATCGCTTCCAGAACGGCGGCATATCCCGTCGCCATGAGATCGGGATTGTCCTCAAGCTTCGCCGGGATGAATGTCCTCGACCTCGGCTTGACCATACGGCCATTGACTTCGACCTCGGCAGGCCCGTCGCATTCGACATCCTCGCCGTTAATCGTGGTGAACCAGCGGAGTTCTCCGGGCTTGGCCTTGTTCGGATGGTTCGGATCGAGCCAAGGCGACCAATACTTGACCACCCAATAGCCTTCCGGCGTCGTCGGGGGGTTCCCCGTGGCAATGACACGGCAGCGCTGATTAGGATCAGTCGAGCGCGTCCAGCCGATCAGGAACCGATATTGAGCCGCGCTGAAATGGGTGATCTCATCGAAGCCCTTGAGATCGTGTGCGCGGCCCTGATATTTCTCGACATCGGTTTCATGCGGTACAGAACCGAATTCCAGCACGTTGCCATTTGGCAAGCGCCAGACCTTATCCTGCGCGTTGTAACCCGACCGACCGCCGATCAGCTTGGAAACCTCGTCCTCAAGGCCTTTGATCTGCGGGTATTCGCGGCGGAAGATGATTGAGCGATGATGATCGTCAATCGCCGTACCGCACAGAAATGCTGACTTCCCGCCCCCTGCCGATCCGCCGAAGAACAATTCATCAGCCTCGGACTG